GAACTATGGAATACAATTTCACCAATATTGGATTGGGAAAATGCCACAATAGTGGCGTGAGGAGAAAACTATGAGTAATCCAACAAGCAATTTTGGATGGCAAATGCCAACACCAACAGATTTGGTGACTGACTTGCCAGCTGATTTTGAGGTTTTTGGACAGGCAGTTGATTCAGATTTTGTTGATTTATTAGGCGGCACAACTGGTCAAGTATTAAGCAAAACATCAAACACTGATTTGGATTTTACCTGGGTTTCACCTACTGCGGGAGATATTGAGGGCGTATCCCCAGGAATTGGAATTTTAGGTGGCGGCACTTCCGGAACAGTAACTGTTACTAACTCAATGGCAACGGCAATAGACGCCAAGGGTGATTTAATTGTTGGAACGGGTGCGGACACTTTTAGCCGCCTAGCAGTAGGCGCAAACACCTACACACTTGTAGCGGATAGTGCGGAAGCAACAGGCTTAAAATGGGCTGCACCTGCTGGCGGTGTTTTTGCTGGTGTTAGAGCAAATAACGCCACAGCCGCACAAACTATACCAAATAATATTGTAACTGTTTTAACATTTAGTGCAGAAAATTTTGATACTAATACATATCACTCAACTTCTAGTAATACTGGCAGATTAACTGTTCCAGCAGGTAAAGCAGGTTATTACAGAATTTATTATTCAATACAATATATGGTCAATGGTGGGGGTAGAAGGGCTGTTGATTTAACATTAAATGGAACTTCAACTTACCTCTCAACTGCTGAAGTTACTGTAAGTGCAGCGTCTTATCCATCTTGTAATGGTTCAACGACATATTATTTGAATGATGGAGATTATGTAAATCTTGTTGCGTATCAAACAAGCGGTGGCAATCTTGATACAAATGCTGGGGCTGTTGACCATTTTGGAATGGAGAAAATAGACTAATGATTTTATTTACTAGACCAACAAATTTAAATGGTGCAGAATTGCGCCAAGAATTAAACGATGCTGGTATAAATATCTCGGATGATAAAAGTGCCGTTGTTTTAGATGGCGATGTGTTATTTCTTGATATTGCAGCAAAAGATAAAGCAAAGGCTGAGGCGGTAATCGCTGCTCATAACGGCACTATTTAGCCTTAGCATAATCTTGAGGAATTGTGGAGATTAAATTGATCAGTCAAAATGGATGGCCAGCATCCCAGGATCAGGCCGAAATTGGCATTAAGTCATTTCCCGTGCCTGGAACAAAAATTAAATTAAGATGCGCTGAAAAAGTTGCGCCATTATTGGTGACATTTGCAGCTGAATTTCATCAACACATTGAGCCGATCGATGAAGGCACATTGGATGATTGGGGTTATTGTTTCCGCAATGTGAGGGGTTCAACTGATAATTTGAGCAATCATTCATCAGGCACTGCAATTGATTTAAATGCGACAAAACATCCATTGGGTCATGCAGGCACATTTACACCAATGCAAACGGTTATGATCCAGGCACTATGCAAAAAATATGGATTGCGCTGGGGTGGAGATTACAAAAGCAGAAAAGATGAAATGCATTTTGAGGTTTCAGTTAATGAGGCTGAATGCGCCAAATTGATTGAGAAACTAAACATAAAGAAGGGCTGAACATGGAAAAAACAAAGGCACTAATTGCAAGTTGGTTGCGTAGTTATATCGCAGCAGCACTTGCCGTCTATATGGCAGGCGGAAATTTGGAAGCAATGGCAATGGGTGGAATTGCTGCATTGGTTCCAGTCATTATGCGATATTTAAATCCAAATGATTCAAGTTTTGGAATACAGACAAAATAATGAAAAAATTGATTGGGCTGGTGTTAATTGCATCAGCCCTTTCAGGATGTGGATATGATGGTTGGGTCAGATATGAATGCCAAGAATTTGAAAACTGGCAAAAACCCGAATGCACCCCACCGCAATGCAAGGTCACTGGCACCTGCACTGATGAAATATTGGGAAATGCAGAAACCCCAAAAAAATAAATTAGACCCCCAGGACATTCACGCACGGTTGATTTTAATTATTGGAATCACGCTGGCAGTTACATTTTTGACAGTAACGATTGGGATCGTTTATGCGTTGATTTTTGTCACGCAACCCATTGGCGCCCAGGCTCCAAATGATGCGGCATTTATTGATTTATTAAAAACCCTGGCAATTTTTCTGACTGGTTCATTGGGTGGTGTTTTGGCTGGAAATGGCCTGAAATCAAAGGATAAGTCCAAAAACACCGATTGATCGCATGTCGGTCATTGCCCAGTGTCAGCCCTGGGTGCCATACTCATTCCAATCCACCGTATCGGGCGGGGGATCAGATCGGGAGCAATAAATGACAAATGAAATGATAAATGGTGCAGCCCTAGTTTTTGGGGTCGCAATTGGCTCATGGATGGGCTTCAAAGTGGGTTACAAACGGGGCGATACTCAGGGCAGCAGGCGTGGGTTTGCCAGGGGTTTAGCCGTGAGCCGTGATGTAGTTTCAAGGGTTTATGATGCCACTAGATAACTATGAAACGGTTGCTGAACGCATTGAGAAATTTTGGGTGCGTTGGCCAAATGGCCGAATTGATGTCAAATTGATTTTTCAGGATGGCACCAGGTATATCGTGCAATGCGATCTATACCGTGACACCAATGACATAATCCCATTCGCAACAGATTTTGCTGAGGAATTTCGCACCATGCAAAATAAGTTTCCATTGGAAAATTGCACCACATCCGCAATTGGCCGCAGTTTGCACACGGGATCAATAAGCAAATTCAGTGAGGGCATTCCCCGCCCATCCGCTGAGGAAATGCGCAGGGTTAATCTGACAGTAGTTCCAGCAGCTAAAAATGAGGATTTTGTTTCAATGGCAGAATCATTGGATGGTTTAGTTGAGCAGGTTTTGACTAATACTCAACCAGGTGAATCACCTCAATGCAGTCATGGATACATGTTGGCCAAATCAGGCATCAATGCAAAAACTGGAAAACCTTATTCAGGTTATGTTTGCGGATCAAAAACAAACACTTGCAAAGCGATTTGGAATTAACATGGGCGGCATATCAATATCAAGAGATGGCGTTACCGTTCATATCACTGCCGAAGGTGAAATCCTGGGCGAAAAATCAGCCACCAATTGCGATGCATGTTTTGAGCCATTTGCAATGCGTGACATGATCAGAATCATCGACAGTCGATTCATCATTTGCCGTGGCTGCTATCTGAAAAACCATCAAAAATGATTGACGTCAAACTGACCCTGGCTGATGAATTATTGGCGGCTAGGGTTGGCCTGGAGCGCACCGAATATTCAAAGCGCAATAGCCATGTTCATTCATTTACCGTCACAAATGCTGGGAATTATTTCAGTGACATCATGGCAGCATCAGGTGCGGTCGCTGGTGAAATTGCAGTGGCCAAATCACTGGGCATCAACGATTTCATCCCAACATCAAACACCTTCAAATCAACCGCTGATATTGGTGAAAACATTGAGGTCAAATGGACTGCCTGGACTGGTGGGCATTTAGTCATTCATCCAAAAGATCGTGACACCGATGTTGCAATCCTGGTGGTCGGCCAATCTCCTAATTTAAGGGTGGTTGGTTGGTTGCCAGTAATGATGGCGAAACGGCCAAAATATCGACACACTAAGGATCATGCCTGGTGGGTCAGTCAGATCAATTTACAACCAATTGAAAACCTATTAAGGAGTAATTATGCTCACCCATCAATTTGAATGCAGCATTTGTTTAAACATTGAAAAAACCAATGGCAGCAATGTCAAAACACTTAAAACAAATTGGAAAGTGTTCACTGATGAATTGCATGATTTGCCACCTGGACTAAAACTGATGGAATGTCAGGGATGTGGAGCATTGGGAATGAAAATGATTCCATCAAATGATGTTGATTGGGCTAAAGAAATCCAGCTGCGGGAAAAATGGTTGGCCGAAAACCCTGGTGCTGATTATCCTGGTTGGACATCCATTTGAATCAGAATCCCGGCAGTCGAAAAATTTCATTGCGTGTGACCTGCGGTTTTGCTGAGGACTTGACACACCCAATAGGATCGCCAATGCCCGCTGGAGATGCAGGGCATAAAATCTCCAGGTGCGGCATCCTTATGGGGGCTTTATGTCTTTTGCTTTTGCAAATGACCAGCGTGGAAAAAAGTTGGTCTAAAACACCCATTGATTATTACAAACTTTATGCACATTCATTAGTTATTGATTTCAAAGAATTTCAATGCCTGGAAAAACTATGGACTAAGGAAAGTAATTGGAATCCTGCAAGTCATAACAAATCAGGCGGTGCATACGGCATTCCACAAATGAAAAACAAAAAACTAAAAAACATGGATGCATTCACTCAAATTCAATGGGGTTTGCGTTATGTCAAAGATCGTTATCAAACGCCCTGCAATGCCTGGGCTTACTGGTTAAAAAACAAACATTATTGATGATCACCGTATTGATGGGAGCCCCAGCAGCAGGCAAAACAACCTGGATGCTTAACAATAAAACAGGGTTTGAACACATCTATTCAACCGAATTGGTCAGGGTTGATCGTGAAATTGATGTTGATTATTACATGGCAAGCATTAGGCACAAAGCCATTTCAGCTGCTAAGAATGGCAAAGACATCATTGCAGATGGAACACATACCATTGGGCATCATCGTGGATTTTGGTTAGCCATTGCAAAACGATTGGAGATTGAATCTCATTTGATTGTATTTGATACTCCATTGCCAATGTTGATTGCAGGCAATTCAAGGCGTGAACATCCATGCCCAAATGATGTATTGTTAAAACATCATAAGCGAATGCAGATTGCCAAACGGGTGGTCGAGCGTGAGCCCTGGGATTCAATTAAAAGGTTGGTCAGGTAATGTCAAAGGCATGGCGTAATGGCAGCACCAGTCGATGGCGTGAGATTCGCAAGCGGATAATTCAACGTGATCAGGTGTGCCAGTTATGTGGTCAGGATCAAGGCCAAATGCATGTTGATCATATAATTCCAAAATCCAAAAATGGCAGCGATATGGATTCAAATCTCAGGTTATTGTGCCAATCGTGCAATTTACGCAGGGGGGCGGCTTTTTTTGATTCGCCTTTAACACCCCCGACTCTCCAGGGAAACTATATCCCCAAAAACGTGAGCGTAAGTTATGACTAAGGGCGATCAGGTTGCGATCAGTAGTGATCCTGGAGCAATCGTTGAGATCGGGTCGAAATCGGTTTTTGCCCAGTCATTAGCAGGGCAGTTTGGCAGTCCAACCCCTAGAATCCACACGCCATTGAATGATTTGCCATCCAGGGGTTTTGAAATCATTGATTTTGCCAAAATGATCAAGATCGATTTGATGCCCTGGCAAAAATTTGTGCTGGAGCATTCGCATAAAATTTTACCAAATGGAAAATATGCCACTCCCCTGGTTTGCACGATCGTTAGCCGTCAATCAGGAAAATCGACCCTGATGCTTTTAAGAATTTTGGCGGGCATGTTTATGTTTGATGAAACATTGCAAATTTCATCAGCCCATCGATTGGTGACATCCCTGGAACAATTTCGCACCCTGGTTTCGTTGATTGAATCCAATGATGAATTAGCAAAAAAGGTAAAGCGGATTAAATGGTCACATGGCAATGAGGAGATTGAGGTGCAGGG